CCGTCACCTGTAAATGTTGTAGCAGTGACAGCACCATTTGTTCTAAGAATAATTTGTCCTGATGAACCAGCAGTAACAGTGTCTTTAAAAGTTGTAGCTCCTAGTTTATCAACTGAGTTGTAAATTTTAAAATTTGCAGAACCCTCACAGTAAACATGTGAATAGGCTCCTTGTGCTATAACAAAACCATTTGCAGTATGACCTGTTGCAGCTATGGTGAGAGTTTGAGAACCTGTTGTATTATTAAAGAAAACATATTCACTTTCAGTGGCAGGAATAAATACTACGATATCCCCTGTTAAAGCTCCTGTGAGTTCAATTACTTTATTAGAAGACTCAGCAGTTGGATCTGCGTCCGCAGTTGAAAGAGTAATATTAGCAGAACCTGCAACAGATTTAGCTAAATAACCACCACCAAAGGCATCTAAAACATCCAAATTATTATTGGTATTTGTACCCCAGGTATTGGCGTTAGCCCCTGTTTCCATCTTTTCTAATTTGAATCTACTTGTATATGTACTTGCCATGTTTAAACCTCTCTAAAATATATCTTTTTTTGTTATTCAAGCAACACTTTTTATGCTGCATCTACCTCTGTCCAAGTATTACTTGCACCTGTTACTACATTTGCCCAAGGTGTGGAAAACGGATTTCCTGTGACTATCGATAAGTCAAGTCCTGTTAAATTTACTGTAGCACTACCTGTAGCTGTTGCTGTTCCTGCAGCAAAACTCATGGCAACTGTGGAAACGCTTACAATTACACCCGTTCCTACTTCTACTGTTTCCGTACCTAAAGCAGAAGTCATTGAAACTCCTGTAGGTTGTACAAGAGCATCTGCCTCTACAGTAGCAGTTCCAAGAGCAGAAGTCATAGTGACTGGAACAGGATCTACTTGAGTATAGATATCAATTACAGGAGTTCCAATAGCAAAATCTAATTGATCGGAAGGTGCAATAACTGCAACACTTCCTTCACCAGAAACAGTCGCTCCTGATAAAGCTACGCTTACTAATTGACTATCTAAAGTAACAAGAGATGTTCCTGTTTCAGTTGTATCACCTAGAGCACTTGTCATCTCTAAGCCTGTTACAGAAACTATGACACCTGAACCTACTTCAACTGTAGGAGTGCCTAAGTCCGTGGACATCGTCACACTTGTGACGTTAGTAATAAATTCTATATTCTCATTCCATGTAAAAGAACCCCAAGTATTTCTTCCCCAACCTGCATCAACGGTTCCGTCTGCTACTTCCGTGCCTAAACCAAATGATGTGGATAAGCTACCAAGAACGACACCTGCGCCTTCTTCAATTGCAAGTGCACCAGATAATTGTGTTTCAAATGTAACAGGTGTTACAGAAATAACGTGTTCAGGTGTACCTGTTGCAGTTCCTAAAGCAGAAGATACTTGTAATGAATCTAATGTGACTAAACAATCAGCTACGACACTTTCCGTGCCTAATGCTGTTGTAGTCGATAACCCAGTAACAGATACTGTGATCGAGCTTTGTTGGCCCCAAAAGCCTTCGCCCCAATTATTTTCACCCCAAGCATCTGCCATGGTAATGCTCCTCTAAATTAAGATAATCTTAATATAGCACTTGAAGCATCATTGGTTGGGAATGCGATTGTGAATGTACCGTTTGTTGATGTCTTTACACTTCCGAAATCAAGAACACAAATAGCTGCGTTTGTATTAGCTGATGATCTATTATAGATCAAAGCTGCTTGAGCAGATATTGTTGCTGATGTAAAACTTGCGTTTGCAAAATCAACAAATGCTGTAGAAGCTGTTGCGCTAGTTGCTGTTAAGCCGATAGTTGGACTTGTTAAAGTTATACCACCTGCTGCATATGTTCCTGAATTACCTACTTCGTTTGTTGCTGAGTAGGCTGTTGTGTTTCCATTTAAAGTTACTGAATTTGTGTACAGAGCGAGATTAATTGTATCATTATCAATATCGTGGTCCCCTGCTAACAGCTCCTTTTTAAAGGAAGCACAGACTGCTTGGTTTATTGCCATGTTTTATGCCCTCCTTAGGCTTTTGGGTCTGCGGAAGGCAAAGCCACTCTAAGGACTCCATCCACATACTCGTCTCTTCTTTTACGTCCCATTTGCTCATTAGCAAAAGCCTGTAAAGCTGTTTGGAACTTTTGAGTGTATAATTGCATATCTTGTGCGTTTTTCAAGTATGAAAATGCTTCGGATAGCGTACCATACAACAAAACTTCTGGTGCATTGTTTGATATAAAGGTCGTTGTTGAAGTTATACCTGCACCATTTCCTAAACGTTCTGGTGTTTCGTCATACCACATTTCTACTGTGTAAGCCGTATTTGGAGTAGGAGCTACAATCAAAGTTGTTGCGTCCCAATTTCCCCAATATTTAGGTTGACCTGTAAAATTTGTATCTGTCGTAGATCTTTCTACTGAATATTCGTCCATAAAAGTAGCATCTCTTTGCTCTAACCAAGTTCTTGTTCCATCATCAGCTACAATTTGTAATGCTCTAGCAAACCTAAACCCACCTTCTGGGCCACTAACATCTAAAAAAGCATTGTTAGCTTCAAAAGTTGTTGTTGCATATCTTCTTTGTGCATCAGTATCTATAAGTCTATCAATTTGATTTTCAATATTTGTAAGAAAAACATTTATAACTGTATTAGAAAGTACATCAGATGTAACCTCTGTGTAGTTTCTTACATTATCTAAAAGTTCAGAATAATTCATGATATTACCACTGTCACATTACCAACCACTGATACAAGTGTCAATTTTTGATTCGGAATTTGAGGTAACATACTAGATGACGTTGTTGGTGCAGAACCATCATTTGGTGAGGTTCCTTGCACAGTTGTCATAAAAGCACTATCTCCAGGATCACCAACAAACACAGTAACTGGCATTGGTTGCCCAAATGTATTAGTTGTTGCATCATCGGGACCTGGTGGTGAGTTAGCTTTTAAAATTTTATTTGATTCTGGTCTTGGATCTCTAAGCGCTACAGGATCGGCAGGGTGATAACCGGGATCTAATTGTGGGTGCTTAGGTTCAAAACACGAAGGACAAGTAAATAGTCCATTCCATTCTTGTCTTAATTGTAAATATTTATATTGTTGCCCACATCTATCACAGATAGCTAAAGAACGATTACCATTTGCAAAGGTCATTTTACCCTACATAGAAACTACGAGGCACAATATTTACAGAAGTTGATTGACTGTCTTCAGTCAACGCTCTTTGTAATTCTGCTTCATATCTTCTTTCTAATTCTTGAGAACGCTCAGGTGCAATTTCTTGTCCTATATAATAAGCTAATCCTGAAACTGTACATGGTAGAAATCTAAAAGGTGCATCTGGATCATTTGTGTAATTACCTACATCTTCTATTCTTGCCACATAAAAATAATTTATTTGTGTGTCGGTTGTATTGGGTGTTTGATAAAGACTAATTTCTACATTAGATAAGTTTCTTCTTACATAATATTGACTAGGTGTTCCTGTTGAAAACTTGTTAGGTATGTTTTCATACTCTGACCTTGATATTTTTGTCATGCTTGTATCTGTCGTTGTGCTTCCACTTACATCTCTGAAAACTAATTCAAGAACATCTGAAGCATCACTAGGAGCAGTATATGTTGTAGTGCTGGCTGTTAGATTTTGTGTGTGATTTTTTACTTTCCATAAATGAATACCTCGGTTTCCCCACTCAGAAAACAACAAGTTAAGATTATCTCTTGCTGCTTGTAATTCATATCCCGTTCTTAAAGACTTACCACATCGTGCATAAGCACGATCAATAATTCTATCAAAACTAAGATTAAAAGTAGTAGTACCCGAGGTAGCCATTACATACCTCTTCTTGCTTTATGAGGGTTTGCGCCTGCAGAACCGCCGCCACGCATTTTTTGTATCATGCCACCGCCACGTTTCTTGACAACGTTCTTCTTTTTTGCTCCGCCGCCACCTCTCATTTTAACAACATTCTTTTTCTTCATCATGATGTCCGCTCCTTTTTAAATATACGTTCATATTCGTCTTGCCTTGTTTTTACGACTTCCTCGTAATACTCGGCTGGCCATTTCTCATAATAACCTATCTTATGTAGTTTGCAACTTGCTTCATACAACTGTTTAAACTTCTGTACCAACATCATAGAATAAGCAAGATCTGTGTGATATTCAAAATTATCAGTAGGTTCAACTAAAAATTCTTGTTCTTCAACAGAAGCAGGATTACTTGGATGAAAACCCATAAAATATACATCTCGTTTATTATAGGTTTTATTATAAAAATCTATCTTATCTTGAAATTGTTCAGGTGTATATTGATCCCAAAAAGGATCACAAAAGATAATAATGTCGTGTTTCTTTTTATTCCAATCTTTTAATACATTGGTGAGGTGCTTTTCATATTTGGTTTTGTCAGACCTAACTTCTATTCTTAGCTTACCATCTTTTCTCCACTT